TTAACATCTCGATAGATATCGAAGGAGGAAACTGATATGGCACGAATTAAAGGTAAGTCAATCGTTTTCGAAGTAAACAATACAGAATACTCAGGTGGCGTTAGCAATGTTGTTATCTCATCTGCAGTAGGAACATTGGGCTTTGGAGACTACGAAGACTCACTAGATTTCACTTGCGCTGTAACTGGATTCCAAGATACTGCATCAAATTCACTTTGGTCAGAAATCTTTGACAATCCTGGCGCAACACTAACAATTACATACGCACCACATGGTAATGCATCACCATCTTCTACACAACCACATTTCACAATGACTGGTTATGCAGAGACTGTGCCAAACCTTGGTGGAGCAGCAGGCGAATACTTTGTTTATGACTTGAACATCATTCTTGATGGCAAGCCAACCAAGGTTATTTCCTAATTAGGAGTGGCGATGGCAGAAGCAATTTCTGTTGAATTAAATGGAGTCAAGGAAGTGCAACAAGCACTTGACAAAATTGGTTCAAGTTTAGAAAACTTAACAGATCTGAACAAAGACCTAGGCTCTGATTTATCAAAGAAGGCTTCTGCCAAAGCACCTAAACTAACTGGAGCACTTAGTGCTTCAATTGGTTTTACAGCAACAAAAGATAAAGCACAGATATATGCAGGCAGTGAAACTGTGGTTTATGCAGGGGTACAAGAGTATGGTTGGCCTGAGAAAAACATCAAAGCACAACCATATTTAAGACCAGCAGTGTACGATAATTTAAAGTACATTACAACTAAATATGAAGAGTATGTAGCAAATATCGTTAAAAAATACGACTAATTTAAGGAGGCAGTAAATGGAACAAAACGATTTAATGGCAACTCTCAAGTGGAAAGAACTTGCAGAGATTGAAGAATATTTAGATTTGCCAATGGATGAGTGGGACCAATCAACATCAAAGGCAAAACTATCATTTGCAATGCAATATATGATGGCAAAGCGAAATAACACAGGGCTTACAATAGAACAAGCAGAAGCAATGACAATTAAAGAATTGTCAGAAGCCGCTGGAATGGATTTAACAGTCCCAAAAGAGGAAACTTCAGCCTAAGAACTATGGCTAAGTTCTGTATAGCAACTGGCTATACACCAGAACAATTCTGGGAACTTACCTTTGAAGAATATGGTGCGATGGTTGAAGAACTTAACAGGAGGAAGTAGTGGCACAACAGATAGTAATTGATATTGTTGCAGAGACTAAGAAACTTACTCAGGGACTTAATGATGCAAATGACCAAATTGGTGGTCTCAATAAACAAGTTACTGGCCTTGCAAAGGCTGCTACTGCTGCTGCTTCCGCCTTTGTTCTTAAGCAAGGAATTACATTTTTAAAACAGGGAATTGACGAAGCAGAAGATGCTCGTAAAGCAATGCTTAGTGCTGAGTCTGCGTTTGGTAAAGGCTCTGCTGCACTTCAACAAATCACAAAAGACGCTGATAAATTTGGAAAAGCATTAGGTATTGATAATGATGATATTATTAAATTAGCAACACAAATTGGCTCTCGTTTACCTGCTGATGCACAAAATTTATCAGCAAAACTAGTTAATCTTGCTAAAGATGTTGAAGCAGTTACAGCAGGTGCTATTAATGCTGAAGCATTTACAAGCAAATTAAGTAAAGCATTTGCTGACGGTGCAATAAGTGCTAAAGAATTACAAAAGATTGTTCCTGGTCTTTCACAATCAATCTATGATCAGGCTGATGCCCTATCAAAAGCGGGAAAGAATCAAGAAGCATTAACATTAGTTATTGATGCAGCACAAAAGAAATATGGAGATGCTGCAGAAAAGAATGTTACATCAACACAAAGATTTGAAACAGCATTAGCAAACTTTAAAGAAACATTGGGTACAAAAGTATTACCAATGATGGAAAAAGTAATTGATATGGCTACAAAGGTATTAGATGCTTTTGATAAGCAACCAGATATTTTAAAGACTGTTGAGTTAGCATTTTTAGGTATTGTTGGTATTGGTGGTCCATTACTTACATTTATGGCAAATGCAAAAAATGCGATGGTTACATTGGGCCTTGTATCTGAAGGTGCATCACTTGGTATTAACTTAGTTAAAGTAGCATTAGCAGGTCTTGGTATTGGCCTTGCGATTGCAGCAATTGTGCTACTTATTGAAAACTGGGATAGCGTTAAAAAGGCTGCAACAGCACTTTGGGAAAAGATTAAAGAAGTATTTGGCAATATTAAAGACTTTATTGTTAATACAGTTGGTGCTATCAAAGATTGGTTAACAACAAACTGGCCTTTGATTCTTGGTATTTTGACTGGTCCATTTGGTTTATTCTTAGTATTCTTAGCAAAACATAAAGAAGATTTACTAAATAAATTTGCAGAAATTTGGAATAGCGTTAAAGAAGTTATTGGAACTATAGTTGAAATCATTAAAGTAAATCTTGGATTAAAGTTTTTACAAATATTCACAGATGTTACTGATTGGGTTATAAAAATTAGAGATGGTGTAGTTGAAAAATTTACATCTCTTAAAGATAAGGCAATTGAACAATTTAATAAACTTAAAGATGCAGCATCACAAATCTGGAACAATATTAAAGGATTTATTACTGATGTAGCAACAAATATTAAAGATAAACTTGGTGAAGTATTTGGCTACATGATTGAAGTTGGTAAAGACATTGCTCGTGGTATTTGGCAAGGTCTATCATCAATGACAGGATGGTTTAGCATGTTGCTTAAGGGATGGGTAAATGCAAATATTCCTGCTGCAGTTAGAAACATTCTTAAAATTTCATCTCCATCTAAGGTTATGGAAGAAATTGGTCAATACACAGTTCAAGGATTATATAAAGGTATGGGAGCGCAAGGTCCTGTAGGAATTTCATTACCGCAAATTAATGTACCTGCAGGTGCTGGTGCTGGAGCAATTAATATTACAATAAATGCTGGACTTGGTACTGATCCATATTCATTAGGAAGAGCAGTTGATTCAGCATTAACAAAGTACGGAACAATCTCTAATAGAAGTTCGGTGTTTTAATGATTAATCTAAGAGGCGTAATTAAACTTTATTATAAAAATAATTCTACTTGGGTAGATGCAACCAATGGTTTAATACAAGCAGATATTACTAGAGGTATTCCAGAGTATAAAGGCTGCTGGTCACAGGTTTCTCCAGGACAACTAAGAATCAGAACAAAGAATCTTGATTTAGACCCAACAAGAAATTCAAGCATTGCTTTGTATTCACAAATTAAAATAACTGCAAATAATGTTGCAATCTTTACAGGAAAACTTATTGATGCTCAAACAGATTATTTTCCAAAAGATGATGCAATCTTAACATTAAATGTTTTTGACGAACTTGGAATTTTGGCATTAAGAAAGTTTGGAGACATTACTGTAATCAATAATGACTATACTGCTAAAACAATTATTGTACCTACAAATCTTCCAGCAGTATTAGCAAATAATTCTGGAAAAATGGGTGAAAGTTATTACACTGATATTCTTGGAGCAGCAGCATATCAAACTGGTTATCAAAACAGTGGAAGACTTGGCTATGATAATACTCAATATGAGTTGAAAACTGTTGGTGGTGCATGGGGCGGTTGGGGTTCAAGAATTAAAACAGCACCAACATTATTTACTACAGTTGATCCTGACGGACTTGATGGAATGTGGGCAGATAAACCAGGAACATCAGCAAAACCTGGATTTGCTACAAGAGTACACGGTACTGAATATGCAGAATGGTGTGCATTAACAACAACTGGTGATACTGATGCATTAACATTATTTTTAAAATCAGAGCAATCTGAAGCAGGGTTTTCATATATAGATAAAGATAATAAGTTTATAGTAATGAGTAGACCATGGGTTGACAATAATAAAACATTTACATCAAAGGCATCATTTAAGTCTGATGGAACTGCAATTTCATACAATAATATCAAAGTTACAAATGGTTGGGAATCAGTTGTTAAAGGTATAACAATTTCAAACACATGGTCAGATTCATTTTGCAGTTGGTATGAAAACTTTAATGTTAATGATGACCATAGAAATCAAGGTGGTCTTAATTATTATGTGCCAAGTGGATTGGTAAATAGAGATGGTACTACAACAACTAAAGTGCTTAATCCAAGTCCACCAGGAACTATTGTTTATCCATGGCTTCCATTAAACACTGTTGAAATCAAGAGCCAATATCATAAATATGCAAAAACAAATATTTCTGCTGGTTCACATAAACCTATTTATGATTTCCAAACAAGAGATTGGGATGTTACAAAAATAACTAGCAAGTCTATTTTTAGAGGTGTTGCAAGTATAAATGGAAGTAATCAATTAGTTTTAAATACAAATTATGCAATGACTGGTTCAACTGGCGGTGGATATATTTATGATAGAAATGGTACTATTACAAATTATCCAGCAACACCAGATGCATATCTTGATAATGTTAATGATAGAACAATTGAACTTGCTGATGAGATTTTATCAAAATATGGAACAGCAGTTAAAGATGTTCGTTCAATTTCATTTGATGTACATGCAGGTGATATTGATAGTATTGCATCAATTGATGTTTTTGACAGAATTGACTTAAATCATGATTACAGTGGTTATGCTGTAAATAAACAATATGCCGTTATGGGAATTAAACATACAATCACACCAACAAATTGGTCTGTTGATTATGAGTTATGGAACCAAAGCGGTAGACCATAGATTTCTAGACTGCCTCTAGGAAAAGCAGAACCCCTCCCACCAATGTCTGATAACTAGGGAGGGGTTTTGTTAATACCAATGGTATTTAGTCTGATGATTCAAAGCCTTACAAACGCTTCCTGAATAACGATGTTTAACATATCTATCAAATCTAGCAACCTGTTGATTTAAAGATAACTTTGTTTTAACATTCATTAACTGGAATAGCCCATAAGCACCAGATTTTGAATTTTTAGAATGTAGATGAAAATTTGATTCTATCTTCACAAGATTCATCGTGCAGATTATTTCTTGTTGCGAATAACCTTGGTTTGTCAGCATCAAAGTTAAAGCAACTATAAGATTAATCACTCTTCAGTGACTGGTTGCACCTCTTGTGGTAGTTCCACAGAAACCTCTACAGGCTCTTTCTTCTTTACTTCTTTCGCCTTTGGTTTCTTCTTATCATAATCCCAATCTTTAGCAGGGATTAGTTTTCCTTCGTAGTATACATTTTTAGCCATGATTCTCCTTTTGAGCCAAGAGCAGATATATAGCATCAACTCGCTCTTCAACTCTAGTCAGTCTTTCTGTATTTATGTCTACCTTATCCCTCATTGATCCGCCACCATTTGGCTTAAGTTCGTTTAAAAACTTAGTGATTATCCATTTATTAAAGCCATAAAATGCTCCCATGACCCCAACAATGGCGGTTCCAATGGCAGCAATAAGTTCAGGTGTGATAGTCATAATACATCTATAATACAATAGTAGTAGATTTACCTTGGAGGATATATGGAAACTCTTAATTCGCAACCGCCGTCAATGGACTGGCAGGTATATCGTTATGACAACACTGTTATGACGCTGGTATTAGTAGATACTAATGACCAAAAACTAGACCTTACAAACTGGGATTTTAATGGGCAGGTACGCCAATTCCCAACAAACACAGAAGTTCTTGATGCACTTGACATAATCAAAAATGAAAATGTGTTAACAATTGGTCTTGATTCAACGAATTTAGATGTGATGAACTATTTTGATATCCAAGGAATTAATTCAGAAAGCGGTACTGTGTCAACAATCTTGACAGGTACAATTTATGTACAAGAGGATGTGACAAGACTATGACATTAGAAATTCTTTCACCTAGCGAAATTAAAATTTATGCTGCAGGTTTAGAAATTGCAACAGGTCCACAGGGACCAACTGGTCCTAAAGGTGATACTGGAGATACTGGTCCTGCTGGACCAACTGGTGCACAAGGTCCACAAGGATTAAAAGGCGATAAGGGCGATAAAGGTGAGACAGGAAATACTGGTCCACAAGGCCCTACAGGTCCTGAAGGCCCACAAGGTATTCAAGGCCCAACAGGGGCAACTGGTCCTCAAGGAAGCACTGGACCACAAGGCGCAACTGGCGCAACTGGTGCAACAGGAGCAACAGGTCCTAAAGGCGATAAGGGAGATACTGGCGCAACAGGTCCACAAGGTTTGCAAGGTATTCAAGGTGTTAAAGGTGACACTGGAGAAACTGGTCCTCAAGGTATTCAGGGACCGCAGGGTATCCAAGGTGAAAAGGGCGACAAAGGCGATACAGGTAATGCTGGTGCTGATGGAGATAGATATCACACTACATCTAATGAAACAAACACAATTGCAAAGAATGTTTCAGTATCTTTTACATTAGTTGATACAAATGTTGATTATTCTGTTGGACAAACAGTAATCTTTGCACATGATGGAACCAACTACATGATTGGTGATGTTACAAATTATAATTCAACAACAGGTGTTCTTACTGCTTATATTCATACAACAGTTGGTAGTGGAACACATTCAACATGGACTGTAAATCTTTCTGGTGCTGTTGGTATTCAAGGTCCAAAGGGAGATACAGGTGATACTGGTCCTCAAGGACCGCAAGGAATTCAGGGAATTCAAGGTGAACAAGGAATTCAAGGCCCAAAGGGTGACCAAGGAGACCAAGGCATTCAAGGTATCCAAGGACCGAAGGGTGACACTGGTGATACAGGTGCACAAGGACCAAAGGGAGATAAAGGAGATACTGGAGCCACTGGTGCTACTGGTGCTACTGGCCCACAGGGAGCAACTGGACCACAGGGACCTCAAGGAGATACTGGACCTCAAGGGCCACAAGGAATTCAAGGGGCTACTGGTCCACAAGGACCGCAGGGTGTACAAAATGTATTCGTACAATCAACTGCACCATCTAATCCACAGACTAACTACATCTGGATTGTGATTTAATGACACGGCTAACTGACAAGATTCATTCATATCCTGTTAAAAACGGTATTGACTTCAATGAAGCATTTACTGGCAGTTGGCCTTCTCAATATGGTGCAAGTACTTTTTCTCCTGGTAACCAACAAGTATTAAATACAAATGGTGGTTTGATAAGTTCTGCTAATGATGGACCTTTTCCTGGTCAATATTCATGGCGTTTTAGAAATGGCCAAGGACAAGGGTATGCATCAAGACTTAGATGGTCAAGTTTTGGCAATGAATCAAATGTTGGTGCTAACTGGGTAAGACCACAAAACTTTACATACAGCATTTGGGTTAGAGTAAATTCAATGGATCAGAATCCATTTTACAATAGAGCATTTGCTGAATATACAAATTATTTAAATAGTGGCAATCCTGGTCAGGATGATGATTGGTATATGGGTTGGTATATGGGATATATCAAACAAACAGACGGTAATCAACCAAACTATAACAAGCCAATATTTAATCTTTATACTGGTGGACAAGATGTTTATATTGCCACTGATCATCAGGGTAATTATATTGATTATGGCAAATGGTATCTATTAACAATTAGAAAAACTAAGATTAATTCAACTACTTGTGAAGTTCAATTTATGATTAATGGACAAGTAAAAGAAACTAGACAGCACACATATGGCGATAATGCTATGGCAACATATGACCATGGACAATCAACAACTACAATTTGGGTTGACCATTCATTAGGCTGTTCATTTTTAGGTACAAATTCAGATTTTTATCAGGCAGTGATTCAAGATATCTATAACTATGGCTCTCCAATTCAATTACCTGTTAAATGGTTTGATGGCACTACCTGGAATTTTTCACAGGATAGAAAAGTTTGGAATGGGTCTAAATGGATTCCTATGTATGCAAGCAAGTGGGATGGCTCTGCTTGGATACCTGTTTAAAGCCTTCTAAGGCCGTTTTTAGACACTTTGACTTGTATGTGGTATAGTTAGATAGTCTACCTGAAACAGAGACATTTAGGGCCATCAGTTATTCATCTCTCTGGTGGCCCTTTCTGTTTGACAAATCATAATAAACTCTGGTACACTATAGATATCTGTTTCAGAACCAAGCAATTGTGTTTGGGGGATAAACGCCTAGGGCAGCAGAAGGAGCCAAGGCATAAGGATAAAACCTTATAGAACTGATAAGAATATGGCACTGTTTGGTTAACAGCATATATCAGGGAAAGTTACTGGCAGAGGTTAATTTTAATAATTAATCCATAACCTACCTGAAATCTATAAAAAATCAAGAGAAAAGAGATGAGATGGCTAAATTAGATTATGAAAAGACTAATAGAAAAGTCTTAGTAAATAAAGAAGTTTTAGATATAAATACTGGTTGGAAAACCTTAATAAATAAATATCCTAGTAAATGTTGTATCTGTAATAAATATATAGGCAATGGAGTAAAAATCTTGTGGCATGTCAAAAAAGGGTTAGTTATGCATAAGTCAGATTGCATGTTTGATACAATAATCTAATGGCAATAATTGTAGATATAGATGACACCATTGTAAGATATGGTGATAGACCTATTCAAAAGAATATTGATTATATTAATTCCCTTGGGGAACGCAAGATTATTGTCACAGGTCGTCCTGATGGGGCAAGAGCAGAAACAGTAGCAATGCTCAAAAAGATTGGTTTCTCATATTCTCGTTTGATGATGAATCCCTATGGCTCTGATAAATCTGGGGATTGGAAGAGAGAAGCAGCAAAATCTCTAACAGATATAGTCTTGGCTATTGATAATGACCCAAAGGTCAGAAGAATCTATAACTCCCTTGGCATAAAAACAATGGATCCTGCTACAATTTGACAAGCATTTAAACATCTGCTATACTTATAGTATTGCCCAGGAAGTTTATGGACATTAGTCCCAAAACTACCTAAAAATAGAAGGTCCACTTAATGTGGGCCTTTTTGCTTTACTTGACAAAAGCATATAATACTGCTATAATAGTATTATGGAGGCAGATATGAAAGAATGTACAAAATGTAAGCAGACCAAACCATTGGCTGACTTTTATAAGGCTCATTATAAATGGGAAAAAGATGGACATGACTACTATTGCAAATATTGCAGGGTAGGCACAGCAATCAAATCACATAGACATGGTAAGAAACAATGCTCATTAGAAGATTGTTCAAGACCACACTATGCTTTGAACTATTGCCGTATGCACTATGCAAGACTTCAGAGAACAGGTTCTACTGAGGCTAAGAATAATGTAGTTAAGGATATTTATTACTTTGATGGCAAGCCATACAGCACAAAGGCATATCATCTCAAATATAACTATGGCATGGAAATCTCAGAATATGAGACAAGGGCTGCCAATGGCTGCGAAATCTGCGGGGACAAGCCAGAAAGAAATCTACATGTGGATCATGACCATAAATGCTGTGATGGTCCAATTAGTTGCGGGAAGTGTGTAAGAGGAATTATCTGCAATAAATGCAATAAGTGTGTTGATAAATATGAAACAGGTAAGATGAGAGCAGATTATCCTGATTTGGAGAGAATTAAGGAGTATGTCAATGGCTACCAAAGGAAGGCCTAAGAAGCATCCAGAAGGACAAAAGGTGTCCTACTATACCCCAAAGCCTGAAAGGGCCTTAAAAGCCCATCAGAAGGTCTTAGAAGACCGTTTAAAGGCTGCTTATACAAAGTTATATACCCTTGCTTATGATAAGCCTAATCAAAGAGAAGTTCATATAATCAATTTGGCAGTTAAGCAAGGCTTAGAAATGATATAATTGGGTGTGCCTGAACCTAAATATGGATATCCTCATACTCCCATGTATTACCTTGGGAAATATAGGACTACCCAAAGGCCAAGGGTATGCGTAAGATGCAAACAAAATGCTTATTACTACCATGATGACTGGGATTGGGTATGTGCAGCACACCTACTTGATTTAGTAAATATAGGTGGTTTGGCATTTGATTGGGAGGAATTTCCAGAGGTATGGCAAAGGACAGAGAGATTGCTCCAGAGGGAAGCACCCAAGTCTTCTACTGTGAAGAATGTGGATGTGGATATGAACAATGCTGCCCTATGGGAAGACCCATTGGATGGATTGAATTGGGAGGCAACTGATGAGTAACTACTCAAGCACAGAATATAGGAAGAACCGTAAGGCTGTACTTGAGGCTAGTAACTATACCTGTCATTACTGTAATGCCCCAGCAAATACTGCTGATCATATTATCCCTGTCTCAAAAGGCGGGGGACATGAAATAAGTAACCTATTACCAGCATGTGTCAAATGTAACAGTAGTAGAAAGAACAAAACATTAGTAAGAATGCCCTATTGGAATAGGAAGTATTCATGAGCATAGTAAATCTAATAGCCCTATACTTGATATACAGGATTTGGAGATATGGTGTTTGAAGATATAAGGGTTTGGATGTTTGGTAATAGTTTCACTAGACACTTTCAAACCAAATGTCTAATAATGATATCAAACCACATATCACACATATCCAAACATGTCAAATCCCCAAATAGGCTATTCCATAGCACTATGGGGCTATATGGGGTATATGCCTATATGCCTTATATCAGGTATAGGGAGGTTTGTCAAGTATCTTCTGTATACCGCCCCAAAAGGGCGGGGGAGGGTAGAGATATCCCTGATACCAAACACTCTATATACAAACATTATATAAGACATATGGGGATATTGGGATATGGGGATATGAAGGTTTGAAAGATATATTGTTTGAAATAAATTATTTGGTTTTTTTTGTTTGGAAAAGGAACCCTGTAACTGTGTCAAACAAAATATAAACAAAAAAATAGTAAAAGGAGAAATAAATGAGAACAGGAATACATCAAGGACCTAGGGGTCTTAGAGATACATCAGCAGTAAATGAGCCATTAAATCTAGACTTAACTTTGGCAGATAGTGTCAGATTGTCTATATCTAAGGCTACATGGCTATCTGAGGAAGATCTGGGGGCAGCAAAACAAGCAGTATTACTAGCAGAAACAATAGACTCATATCCTGATAAGCGTCATCAAAATGCACCTATCTTGATTGCTCTATTGGGTAATTTAGGGTTACTTAATAACAGAAAGGCAGCAGAATTATCTCCAGCAGATATGCTTGCTGCTATTGCTAATGGATAATTGGAAACCATCTGCTTATACCCTGCCTTTGTCTGAGGACTTTGTGACAGATGGGGATAAGATTATTAATATAGTTGAGGCTTTATGGCGTTTGCCTGAAAAGCATGATGCTATATTAAAATTAACAGATTGGCAGAAATGGCTTATTAGGGCTGTCCTAGAAAGGTATCCAGAAGGGCATAGATTGGCTGGTAGGCTGCGTTATAAACAAGTCGTAATATCCATGCCCAGAAAGAATGGAAAGAGCCTCCTAGGGGCCATTCTAGCCCTTTATGGCATGCTTCTACATGAGCCTGCACCAGAAGTAGTCAGTGTTGCAGCATCTGCTGATCAGGCTAGAATCGTCTATAAACGCCTAAAACACCAGGTAGATTCGTCTGAATTATTAGGACATTTCTTTACAAGGTCTACAGAACATAGAGGACTTTATACGAAAGACGAGCAAGGAATATATAAAGTTATTGCAGCCAATGCAGCAACTGCTCAAGGACTTCATCCTAGTATGGTTATCTTTGATGAACTCCATGTTGCTAAGGAAGATGTTTGGACTGCCATGGCTCTTGGATCAGCAACTCGTCCTGATGGATTAACCATTGGTATTACTACTGCAGGTGATGATACTTCTACCCTGCTTAAAAATCTATATGAGCGTGGGGCAAAGGCAGTTGAAGGAGATGAAGAACTAGAACGCTTTGGCTTCTTCTGTTGGGAAGCACCAAAGGGATGTGCTATTGATGATGAAGATGCAGTACGCATGGCTAATCCTCAATTGGCAAGCGGTATCCTAGATTGGGATTCTGTCAAGAACGAATTGGCTACTATGCCTGAACCAGATGCTAGACGATATAGATTAAATCAGTTTGTATCAAGTATGAACGCTTGGATTCCTGTTGGAGGATGGGTAAATCTCCCAACTGGTAGACCAGATAACCCACAAGTCTTTGCTATAGAGCGTACCCCAGGATGGGAACACTGCTCAATAGTTACAGCAGAGTTATTGAAAAACGGAAACACTGCCACTGAATTGGTAGCATCATTTAATAATACTAATATGGATGAGGTAGTTGCTGCTTGTATTAAACTAAATAAATATGGCAAGGTATTTATTATGGATACTGCAACTATGTCTGATCTGGGACAAACATTAAAACAAAAAGGTATGAGAGTTCAAATGACTTCTATTAAAGATTTAATACATGCCTCAAATAACGCATATAGTAGAATAATGAAGAGTGAGATTATTCATCCAAAAGATGACATAGTTTCATTGCAAATGCAGAGAGCAGTGCGTAAAAATAGCGGAGAATCATGGCGAATTGCCCGCAAAGATAGCGGAACTGAAATTGATGCAGCAATTGCAACAGTATTGGCTATTTGGTTTGTGGAAACACAAGCAAAACCACAGCAAATGGTCTTTTAAAGGAGAACAAAATGGGATTTAGAGACAGAATTATTGAGAGACTTGGGTATCAAGTTGAGGAAGTCGAATCATTTGTTCCTGATACACAGAATCGTGGAATGTCTGCACCGTCAAGAGAAGCCGTTGTTGTTTCAGAATCATCTGCATTGACATTGGTTCCAGTAAGCAGAGCAATTTCAGTTTTGGAAACAGCATTAATGCAAATTCCTATCAATGTAAAGCGTGGGGAAGAAAAACTTCCTCTACCAGCATGGCTTGATTATCCAGATGTTGAGAATAATGTTTCTCAGTCTGAATGGTTAGGGCTAACACTCTTTCACATGGCAACAACAGGAAATGCATTTTGGTTAGTACAGCGTAACCCTCGTGGGATTGTAAATATCAAGAACATTCATCCATCAAATATTTCAGTTAATGCTGATAGTAATGGTGTGATTTATTATATGATTGGCTCAAAGAGATACACATCAAGAGATGTTGTTCACATTAAATTGTGGAAGAAAACAACTGTTGATGCACTTCTTGGTGAAGGACCAATTCAACGACACAAGTCAGTGCTGCGTTCAGCATTAGACTTACACAATTATGCAGATAACTGGTTTAGAACCGCTGCAGTTCCAACAGGAACACTAACAACAACAGAATTTCTTTCTAGCGAGGTAGCAAAGCAAAATAAAGAGGCTTTCATTGAATCTCAACAAGAAAGAAGTATCGCTGTTCTTTCATCTGGACTTAAGTATGAGTCAATTGCACTTGACCCAGAGTCTGCCCAATTCTTAGAGAACCAAAAATTTATCACTCGTCAGATTGCTAATATGTTTGGTGTTCCTGCAATGTATATGGGCATGTCAATTGAAGGACAGGGAATGACTTATGTCAACGGTAACGAAGACCGCATCAAGTTATATGAAGATGGTCTACAGCAATATATTGTTCGTATTGAACAGGCTATTACTGATTTGTTACCTCGTGGCCAACACGCAGAGTTTAACTTAACAGAGTTCTTGCGTCCAAGCCAGAAGACAAGATATGAGTCTTACGCAATTGGTCTCAGCAATGGATTTTTGACAGTAGACGAGATTAGAGAAATGGAAGACATGCCTCCAATCAATACTGCAAATGCTAATCAACAGACCAACTAAAATGGAGTAATGAATATGGAAAATATAATTACACGCTCATTTGAAATTAGAGCAACAGATGCTGAACAACGCACAGTTGAAGGCATTGCTGTTCCATATAATGACACAATTGATATTGGCGGAGGCTTAAAGGAAAGATTTGCACCAGGTGCAGTTGATCTAAATGCTGATGTTAAATTATTCAGAGACCACAAAGAAATTATTGGTCTTGTGACAAAAATGGAAGATTCTGAAGAGGGCCTAATCATTAGAGCCAAGATTTCAGAAACATCATTAGGAAACGAAACACTTAATTTAGTTAAGGATGGAGCAATCCGTTCTTTCTCAGTAGGGTTCATTCCAGTTATTGATGAAAAGAAAGACAATACAATTATTCGCAAGAAAGTAGATTTAAAAGAAGTTTCTTTAGTCGCTTTTCCTGCTTATGACAAGGCTGAAGTACTTTCAGTCAGAGAAGAAAACAATCAGGAGGATAAATCCATGGAAAACACAACACCTGATTACACTTCAGCAATTGAAGAAGTTCGTAATCACGCAGAAGAGTTGGAACGCCGTCTTGATGTTCTTGCAACATCTAAGATTGAAGCAGTATCAACTCCACAATTCCGTTCTTATGGTGAATTCGTAAAGGCAGTAGCAAAGGGCAACGATGATGCTCTTGCTCTATACCGTGACTTCACAGGTGGAACAACAGCAGACTCAATCGTAAAGAACGCTTGGGTTTCTGACACAGTTCGCATTCTTAATGCAGGACGCCCAACATTCAATGTTCTTTCTTCAGCAGCACTACCTGCAGATGGAAACAATGTTGAATACCCAGTACTTGACACAAACACAATTGATGTTGATGTACAGGCAGCAGAAGGAGACACACTTGCTTACGGTAAGATTTCTCTAACTTCTGCAACAGCACCTATCAAGACATACGGTGGCTACACAGATTTCTCACGCCAAGTTCTTGAGCGTTCATCTGTAAACTATGTTGACACAGCATTCCGTGCAATGGTTGCTAAGTACGCTTCAGCAACAAACGCTGCTGCTCGTGCTGCACTTTCTGCAAACGCTGGTTCAATGAACACAGCATCAGTTGCTTCTTGGGCTGCAGATGCAGTTATCGAAGCAGTTGCTACTGCTGCAGGTAAGGTTAACGAAGACACAGGTCGTGCTCTTGAGTTCATGCTTGTTTCAAAGGATGTTTTCATTGCTCTTGCAAAGATTACTGATGAAGCAGGTCGTCCAGTTCTTTCAAACACTGGTGCAACTCAGAACACATTTGGTTCAATCAACCCTGTTGGTCTAACAGGAACAATTCTTGGTCTACCAATCGTAATGGACCCATCACTTGCTGGTGGATCATTCTATGTTGGTAACTCTGCTGCTCTTACAACATACGAATCAGCAGGCGCACCATTCCGTCTTAACAAGGAAGACATTACAGCACTTACAAACGCTTTCTCAGTGTACGGATACCTAGGTATTGCTGCACCTGAAGTTAAGGCTATGGTTGTAGTTGCTAACCCGCTTGACTAATTAAAGGAGTAGATGATTATGGACTGGACAGACTTAAAGGCATATGTAGGCTCATCAACTAATGATGATGACTATGTACAAGAATGTTGGGATACTGCAAAGGAGTTAATTGCTTCTTATATTAAAGCAACTAAAATTCCTTCTGCTGTATTAAAGCGTTGTTATCTTGAAGTTGGTTCAGAACTATTTCATCGTAAGAACGCACCAATGGGAGTGGCTCAATATGCAACATATGACGGGGCTCCCGTAAATACTGCAAGAGACCCTCTCGTTGGTGTGTATCCTTTATTAAATCGTTACATGACGAGGTTTGCATGAACCTAACAGCAGTTAGAAATGAACTAAAATCAGCCATAATTCTTGGCGGTATATCAAAGGTATATACATATGTACCTGAGAAGCCACAACCATTATGTGCAATTATTGAACCTGATACTAGTTTCGTAACAGTTTACGAAAATCAATATGATGCAGATTATGCAACAAATTGGAAAGTACTAGTAATTGTTCCATTTGCAACTAATGAAACAGAAACTGAGAATTTGGATGATACTTTAGAAACATTAATACCTGCTATGTGGGAATATACAACTGCAAGCAAACTGAATGTAGACAAACCGTTTATTCTTGAAGTAAACAATGCTAGATTTCTAGCAACAAATATTAACATCTCGATAGATATCGAAGGAGGAAACTGATATGGCACGAATTAAAGGTAAGTCAATCGTTTTCGAAGTAAATAGCACAGAATACGCAGGTTCAGTTAGCAATGTTGTTATCTCATCTGCAGTAGGAACACTAGGCTTTGGAAATTATGAAGATTCACTAGACTTTACATGCGCTGTAACTGGATTCCAAGATACTGCATCAAATTCACTTTGGTCAGAACTTTTTGACAATCCTGGCGCAACACTAACAATTACATACGCACCACATGGTAACGCAACACCATCTACTTCACAGCCACATTTCACAATGAGTGGTTATGCAGAGACTGTTCCAGACCTTGGTGGCGCAGCAGGCGAATACTTTGTATTTGACTTGAACATCATTCTTGATGGCAAGCCAACTAAAGTAGTCTCATAGTAGGAGTGGCGATGGCAGAAGCAATCTCTGTTAGTATTAACGGAGCAGAAGAAGTAAAGGCACAACTTAAGAAAATTAAATCAAACCTGACAGATCTTTCAGATTTGAACAAAGACTTAGGGTCTGAACTTTCTAAAAAGGCTTCTGCCAAAGCCCCCAAACTAACTGGAGCATTATCTGCTTCAATTGGTTTTACAGCAACAAGAGATAAAGCACAGATATATGCAGGAAGTAAATCTGTGGTTTATGCAGGGGTACAAGAGTATGGATGGCCTGAAAAGAATATAAAAGCACAACCATACTTAAGACCAGCAGTGTACGATAATTTAAAGTACATTACAACTAAATATGATGAATATATAGCAAGTATCGTTAAAAAATACGACTAAATTAGGGAGGCAGTTATGAATAACGATTTAATGTCCATATTGAAATGGAAAGAGTTGGCAGAAGTAGAACAGTACCTTGATTTGCCAATGGATGAATGGGACCAATCACCATCAAAAGCAAAGTTAGCATTTGCAATGCAATATATGATGGCAAAGCGAAATAACCCAGGGCTTACAATAGAGGATGCAGAAGCCTTGACAATTGCACAGTTGTCAGAAATCTCTGGAATGGATTTAACAGTCCCAAAAGAGGATACTTCAGCCTAACCGCAATGGCGGAATTCTGTATACAGACAGGATATACGCCAGAACAGTTCTATGAACTGAAGTATGAAGAATACTGTGCGATGGTTGAAGTTTTAAACAGGAGGAAGTAAATGGCACAACAGATAACGATTGATATTGTTGCAGAGACCAAAAAACTTACTGCTGGAGTAAACGAGGCAAATAGTCAAATTGACAGTATGTCAAGCAAACTTAAAGGGGCCGC